ACGGTGCCAGTCCCATCCTTCGCGGTGTTCGCCGCCGTCAGCGCGGTAGCACCCCACTGGATCTCGCCCAGATCAGGGAACCGAGGAATTGCGTTCGCGACCATCCGTCACACCTTCCATCGCAAGAAACCGGCGTCAGCCGCCTTCACCAACCCGAGCGCACCAACCACACCCGATGCGACCAACTCGGCCAGCTCGATCTCAACGTTCGTCCCCGACGCCGCCATCGTCGCATCGGAGATGTCCACCATCACCGTCGTGTCACTGGGGTCAGCCGTGAACCGGTCGATTGCAGACAGGGCTGTGATCTTGGTGTCAGCCATGACTAGGGCAGGTCGAGGTAGTACACGCCGTTGGCTGCGATCTGCACCAACAGCGTCCCGGCCGAGGTCGACACCGCCGTCACGAAATCGAGGAGGGCGATCAGGGCGTCCGTGGCTGACGAGCCGACGTTGAAGTAGTCGATCAACGCCATCGCCGACGTGATCGTCGATGACGTCCACGACAGATCGGCATGATCCCACTTCATCTGCCCGACACCGGGCGAACCGACCGTCAACTCCGTCGTCGTGATCGCCTGCCCACCGGCGGTGTACCCAGTCCCGGACACCTCGTTCGTGACGTCGGCACGGAAGTCGTGGGCGTCGAAGTCGGGTGTGTAGCCGTCCTGAACCAGCAGACCCTTGTGGGTCTCGGCCTCCATCGACTGCCCCATCGTGTCGATGAGCATCTTCTCCTGTGTCAGCAAGTAGAGCCCGGATGCGGTGATGGCCATCGCTTAGCCCTCCTCCTCGTTCTCGACGGTCCGGAAGAACTGGCGGATCTCCCGCCAGTAGGTGCGCATCTCCGACATCGCTGTCTTCGCCTCCCGGTACTCGTCCGGGTCCTGCGCCCGGTTCGTCTTCGCGGCCAGGAACCGCTCCTCGACGTCGAGCCACTCCAGCTCGAGAGCGATCTCCTCACGACGTGTGGACATGCAACACTCCTCCCTCTCGCCGACGAACACGGATCGGCCTCGGACGGACGATCGCGTGCATCGCCTCGTCCTCCTCGACTTGCGTCGCCACCCCCGACGCATCGGTTGACACCCGGATCGAATGACCATTCGGCAACACGATCATTCGCTCCCCCGGCTGGTGCACCCCGACTCGGCCAGCAGCGGTGAACACCGTCGACACGCGCCGCTGCGCCTGCAACCGGCCGTGAGCATGGATCAGATCATCCGCATACGACATCAGCCCTCCACTTCCGGCAGATCCGTCGCAACGGACGTCAACAGCGACAGCACGGCGGCCAGCGCCGACGTCGAGGCGACGAGCGCCCAGTCGACACCCTCGATGAACGTCGTCGTCCCGATCGCCGCGACCGCCGTCTGAGCGGCCGTCCGGGCGGCACGGATGAGCGCCGCGCGCGTCTTGGTCATGATGTCCTCCGATCGGTGCCGTCCCACTCCTCCGGATACGGCGGCAACGTGAACCCGACATACCGCGACAACGCCGCGAACGCCTCACGCTCCCAAGTGCGATGCGCCAACGTCTCGGCCTCGATGATCCCCACCCGCTCCACCAACGTCGGAGCACCCTCAGGGCGATGATTCACCGCATGGTTGATCTGCACGACGTCACGCCGCACCCGATGCCAGTTCGCCCACAACCCGGCCAGGATCACCGCCTGCGCGACGAGGACGCCGAGGAACCCCCAACCGGCGTCGGACAGGGCGAGGATCACCGGCGGACCCCGTCCGCGTCGTACCCCTTCGGGGTCTCACCGACCACCGGGCCGGCGGCGACGAACTCGGCCAGGTCCAGCTCGACCATCGGCCCCAACCGGGCGATCGCCGCGTCACGCTCCGCGGGGGTCGACAGCCACGTCTTCACCGTCGACTGCACGAACGCCCCCGGCTGACCCTTCAACTTCACGACACGCATCGGTTCCTCCTCGGTTGGCGGGAGCGGATCAGGGCGGCCGGCGGCCACCCAGGTCTGCCACCCGCGGATCTCGATCGGCTGGATGTGCCACGGCTCCCCCGTGACGAACGTGTGCAACCCGAACTCGGGAGCGTCAGCCGACACCGCCCACGTCACCCCGTCATGGGCGTGGCCCCCGTCGGGCCCGTCCGGGGCGACGAGATCAACCGCGCAGTACGCCGAGATTCCCGACGCGAACCGTTGCAGCTGGTGGAACGATCGACCGTCTGGCGCGAACCCCGGCCGGTCGGGTTGCGTCGTGCGGAAGCCGCCACCGATCCCGACCGCACCCGCCTTGTGTTCGATCCAGGCGAACAGACGCCGCTCGAACTCGGGATGCATCCTCGGGGCGTGCTTGGCGCGCAGCTCGTCGAGGGTGAGCATCCGCGTCTCGTAACCGTCGGGGAAACGTGGCGCGGACATCGGACGTAGCGTGGTTCCTGCTGTTGAGGCGGTCACGCGATCGCGATCCAGTGGAGGTCGTGCGCTGTCGACGCGAGCGCAACACCGTCGGAATCGACCTGATAGGTGAACGACGTCGACGACACGGTGACCACGTGAGCGGTCATCGTGGTGGCGGTGTTCCGACGGGACGTGACGACGACAACGGGGGTCACGTCGAACGCGACCGGGAACGTGACGGTGGCCCGGCCGCTGGCGTTCAGTGTGACCGAATCGATGTCGGATTGGATCGTGGGCCGCGATCGGCGCTCGGCGATCCGGGTGTGTGTTCCGGACGTCATCAGAACCTCGCCTGGCCGGAGGCAATGGACGCGTCACCGTCGCCGCGGCTGGTGCCGACCTCGAGCCGAGATCCGGGCTCGGCGAATCGCACGTACGGGGTGAGGTCGAACCAGCTCTCGGCCGATCCGGAGTGGCGGCGCAGGTACACCCCGTGCCCGTCGGTGACACCCCACGTCATGCGCTGCACCCGGACGGTGACCGGGAACGCCGTCTGACCTCGACTTGGCACGGGTGCAGTCGTGTCGATGATGCCGGCGACCGGGTCGTAGACGTAGATCTGATCTCCGGGTGCGATCACCTGGCGGGCCCGGTCGCCGCGGACGTCGACGTCGAACGAGAAGCGAGGCGTCGAGTAGAGCGCCAGCGTTGCGGTGGCAATCGAGGACGCGCCGGCCGATGGCTCACTTGGGGCGTCGACAGCACGGTCGAGGCGGGCGGCTGCTCCGTCGAGGCGGCGCGCGACGGTTGATCCCGCGGTGGCCAGCTCCTCGACGATGGTGGTGCCGCTCGACGCCCCGAACACGATGACTCGTGACGTGAGATTGTCGGTTGCGATCGATGGGGCCACGACGGTGCCGACCAGCCCGGTGGGGCTGGTGACCGATTCGCCGGCGGCTTCGCGCGTGACGAGCACGGTGGGGGGCGACACGAACAGGCTGGGGCCGGCGTCGATCGAGCCGGTCGGGTTGATGCGCCATTCAGCGCCCATCGCTGCGCACACGTGGTCGAGCATCTCGATGGTCGATGATCCACGCCATGTCGTGGCGTAGGAGCCGCCGGGTTCGGTGACGGTCCCCTTGGTGAGCCCGTTCGAACGATCACCTGACGTGAGGCTGGTCAGCCACGTGTCGAGGTTTCCGGAGATGGCGACGCCGCTCGAGTACGCAAACGTGCCCGGCTTGCCTTCCGCGCCGAGCCAGCTCGCCAGCCCGGCTCCGGAGAATGATCGGATGCCGTCCTGCCGGGTCAACCGCCCGGCGTAGAGAGCGAGCGAGAGCGACATCGCGGCGGCGGGGACGGGCGCGGCCGTGACGACGATATGCCCGTCAGCGGGGGTCCACGCTGCCGGGTTGCCTGACCATCCCAACGCCGAGCGCAGCTCGCCGAGGATCGATTCAGGGGTGCCGTGATCTCCGTCGCCGGTCAGGTCGAGCTGGAACGATCCGGCGCGCATCAGCCGTTCGGTGATGATCACAGCGCGACGACCCGCTGCTTCTCGGCCATCGCCGCCCAGTACTCGCGCAGCACGTCGACCGGCTCGTTGTAGGAGGCGCCGCCGGAGCCGCCGAGATTCACGGCGATGCCGAAGTCGACGTCGGTGGCCGCCGTGCTCGACGTGCGTTGGATGCGGCCGTTGACGAGATCGGAGGTCCATGGGTTCGGCGACGCGAGCACCCAGCGGTGTCCGGTGCCACCGTTGGTCGTTTGGTGGATGCCGCCGGTGAGGGCGGTGCACGCGACGGTGGTGGTCGATTCGATCGACCAGTAGCCGCCGAGCTTGTTCCAGCGTCCTTCGAAGTGGAGCGCTCCGCGGCGCGCGCCGAAGTCGACGAAGCGGGTGAAGTTGTTGATCGCTGCGCTGTACTGGGTGGGGAACCGCAGGGTGCACGCCTCTACGTCGTTGCGGGTGATCTCCGGGACGGCTCGGGGGCTGATCGTGTTGGTTGCGTCGGACTTGAGCACGAACGTGCCAACGGCACCCCAGGTCGCCCCGTTGAATGCTTCGAGGCTCAGGTCTCCCGTTGTGCTCCAGGTGAGTCGCACGAGCCCGTTGGTGATCCGGACCCGGGCCGGGCTGGTTGTCGACCGTGGGAGCTGCCGGCCGACGAGGGCGTGCCACAGCGATCCGGTGTCGGTTTGGTACTCGATGCGGCACGATCCGTTGAAGTAGTTGGCTGGGCTGACGGCGAATTGGAAAGAGCGCAACGCCGGGGTGGCAGCGGTGTCGGAGACGACGAGGCCGCTGTCGGCGGTACGGTTGGAGGAGCTGACGTTTCCCAACGCCTGCCACAGGAATGCTCCGGGCAAGTACGACCGTCGCTCGATCGATGTGACCGCGTGGCTGGTCGTCGACCGGTCCGCAGCGACCGACGTCACCTCGCAAGCAGGTGCCGCGAACCCGTTCGCCACCCGTTCCAAGATCACCGACCATTCGCCGGTTGACTTCATGGGGCGGCGGTAGTTCGCTGCCGCCTGGCGGACGACGTAGAAGCCGTCGTGGTGCGGGTTGGTGGTGTCGATGACCGGGACGACGACGCCGGCGACGAGGTTGTTGATCTGGCCGATCCTGGCCAGGACCGTCTCGGCCGAGGAGTTGATGACGTGTCCGCTGAGCGCGAGCCGGTCGCCGTCGACGACGACGGTTCGCACGTCGAGCGCGCTGGCCCGACCGATCGTGACGGTCATGCCGTTTCCTTCCTCACCCGTTCGATCTCGCGCGTCAGGCGACGCACGTACTCGTCTTCCGCCCCGTACACGAACACCTGCACCGACGTCGTGCCGCCGCCCGCGCTCGACCCGCCGGCCCCACCGCCGCCTCCGCTGGCGCCGCCGGCGAGCGCGGCGACGACCGGGCGACGGATGCGTTCGTCGGCGAGCAGCTCGGCGAGACGCGACGGCTTCCGCAACGGCAACACCGCTTCGGGGTCGCCGTCCTCGACGAGGGACGTGTGCGGCACGAACCGGTCGTAGTAGCCACCGCGGGCGTTGCCGAACCCGGGCAGCACGTTGCCGGCGGCGAGCTGCGTCTGGACGAACAGGATCGCTTCGCGGTCCCGGGCCAGGTTTGCCAGCTTCCGTTCAGCTTCGTCGAGTTTGCCGTCGTCGATCAGGGCTTGGATGGCGGTCGCCTGCGACGCCGGGATCTCGCCGAGCTTCTCGATCCACCCGTTGATCCGTTCGCGTTGCGCGTCGACGCCGGCCGTCTCGATCGAGGTCGTCACGTTCTCCGGGGTGAGCCCCAACGTGTCGAGGTACGACTCGACCTGCTCCTGAGTGAAGCCGGCCTGGGTGAGCTGGGCGACGAGCGCGTCGCGCATCTCGAGCACCTTTGCGGCTGCCTCCTCGTTCGATGCGCCGGTGTTGACCATGGCGACGCCGGCGTCGACGATCGCCGTGACCTGCTCGCGGAGGGCGTCACGGTTGCGGCGACCGGCGTCGGTGTTGGCATCCAGGGTCGCCGAGTTCTCGAACAGGCTGTCGTTCAGGTCCTGTGCGGACTGCTTCACGCGGTCTAACGCTTCGTCGGCGTCGACGTTGCGTCCGATCAAATCGTCGAACGCGGCCTTGAGCCGGCCAGCGGCGGCGTCGAGCTCGTCGAACGCCGACCAGGTCTTGATCGCTTCCAGGGCGACGTCTTCGAGGGCGACCGTCGCGTCGCTCGTTCGATCGGCGAGATCGCCGGTCGAGTCGGCGGTCGTGCCGATGACCCGCTGGTAGCGCTCCGCTTCGGTTCTGGCTTCGGCGGCACGTGCTGGGAGCTCAGCGATAGCCCCGTTCAGGGCCGCCTGCTCCAGGCCGCCCACCTTGATGGCCGCGGTTGCGGTGACGAGCTTGGCCCGCATGTCGTCCCATGCGACACCACCTGCGAGTGCCGCGTTCGCGACATCGTCGACGGTGACGCCCGCGGCGTCGAGCACGCGAGCGAACGAGTCGTGTTCGTCGGCGAGCCCGGCCAGGTAGGCCGCAAGGCCCTCAGCTGCGCTGGTGGCGTTCTTCATCGAGTCGGCCATGTCGTCGACCGCCTTGGCGGCTGCGGACGTCTGACCGGAGAAGATCACTGCGATCGCACCGGCCGCGGCCACCGCCGCCGTGAGTGCCAACAGCACCGGGTTGGCGGTCGAGAGCGTGAGCATCAACCCCTTGATCGTCGTGACCAACGTCTTCATCGGCCCGGCGAGGGCGACGAGAGCAACGAGGGCGACGAGGGCGGTCTGCACCGGACCCGGGAGCGCGGAGAACCCGTCAACGAGAAACGACAGCAGATCGACCGCCTGGACGAAGATCGGCAACAACTGCTCACCCAGCTTCGCTCGAGCGTTCTCGAACGACGCCGCGAGGATCGCCGACTTACCGGCAGCGGTGTTAGCCTCGCGAGCGAACTGACCCTGCGAGTCGGCCGTTTTCTCCATGATGATCGCTAGCGCGGCCTGCGCCCGGGCGTTGTCGCTCACGGCGGTCGTCGACGTCGCCAACCCCATCTCGACGGCCTTCAAGTTGATCTGCGACACACGGAGCGACACCCCGAACCGTTCCAACGGTTCGAACTCGCCGCGCAACGCAGCCCCGAGGGCCTGGACTGCTTCCTCCGGATTGCCGCCGAACGTCGCGGCGAGATCGGCGCCGAGCTGGGCGAGCGACACCGACGTCTTCGCCGACTCGTCCCGGGTGAAACCGAGCCCGTTGAGCAACCCGCCGATCTGGGAGGTCAGCGTGCGGAAAGCCGCTTCGCTCAGCCCCGCGTTCTTGGCGGCGTCGGACGCGAACTCGTCGATGATGCGTTGCGATTCACCGAACACAGCGGCAGTACCGCCGATCGCTTGCTCCAGGTTCGATGCCGCCTGCACCGCCTTGCCGATCTCACGGACGACGATCGCGGCGGAGAAGAACTGGGCGAACGTCTTCGTCGCCTCCTGCGCCATCGCCCGCGCCTGATCACGGGCCTCCGCCTTGCCCTGTTCGGACTTGGCGCGCAGCTCGACGAACGCGGTGGCGATGTTCATCCGACCTCGAACCCGGCCGTCGCCGCGGCATTGCGACGCGACTCCTGAACTTCGGCTTCCGCGTCGGGATCCCCGAGCAGGGCGTCGAGCTTCACGATGCCGTCGGCATCAAGTCGGCGAGCGATCGAGTGGTACATCATCGGGTACGCCCGACGTGCCGGGATCAGTTCGAGCGGCTGCTCCCAGCCGAGGCGGTCTTGGAGCGCCGACCATTCGTGCGCCGCCCAGACGAGGAGCTCGCGGGCGGCTCGGAAGGGAAACCGGTGATCTGCTGCACGATCCACACGGCGGCTTCGATGATCACCCCCGCTTCGGTGGCCGGGATTCGGTACAGCGCTCGCTGGAACGTGGCTCGCTGCTCCAGCGGCAGCGACCGCTCGAGGAACCTCGACAAGGTGCGCACGAGGAGAAGATCGTCGCCCTGGTTCGGGTCGAACGCGACGGTGCCGTCATCGTTGAAGCGGACCGGTGGAGCGTCGGCCAGATCGAACGTGTCGCCGAGCGACGGGTCGAGCAGGACCTCGAACGTCTCACCGCCGAGGGTGAACGTAACGGGGTCCCGGTCGACGTGGTAGGCCCGGCGACTCGCGTCGAAGTCGCGGTGCACCGGTCAGACCTGACCGCTCGCGTTCGGGTAGACCTTGATCGCCTTGAGCGCGCTCGACGGCTTCGCACAGTCGAACGTGACCGGGATCAGCGCCTTCTGCGGGGCCTTCCGGCGTGCCATCGACACCGACCCCGATGGGGTGCACTTGCGGAAGATCCATCGCCGGTTGGTGTTCGATGGAGTCTCGTCGGAGTCCCAGACGAACATGACAGCGACGACTTCGGACGGGTCGGGAAACTCGAACGCTGCGGCGTCGTCGGTCTGTGCGGCGCCGGCACCGAGCGCGAGCGCGAGTCGCTTCTTCGTCGGTTCGGCCATCTGCATCGAGAGCTTCGAGAACCGGCGGGTCTGTTCGAACAGGACCGGGTCGATCTCTTCGGCGACCTCGATCGCTTCGGAGGTGATGTCGGTCTGGACGGACGATCCGTCTTCGGTGTAGCCGACCGAGATCCATGCCGACGGCAACGCCGCCGAGCAGGAGGTCGGTTCTGCGGTGCCGAGCGGGGCGTAGTAGAGCCGCCCGGGTCCGAGGTCGACGTTGTTGGGGTTGCCGCCAGCGGCCATGTGTGCCCTCCTACGAGCTGATCGCCGTCACCTCTGCGGTGACGGCATAGTGCGGTCTGCCGTTGTCCGGGTCCGGCGCGTACACGGTCGACACGACGTTGACGCCGAACAGGTCGACGTCGGCGGTGACGGCCGTGCGGCCCCGGATCCGTTGCAGAGCTGACCGCATGGTGTTGACCACCTCGGTCGTCTCGATCTTGCGGGGTCGGCCGCCCGCGTCGATGTCGCCCCACACGTCGAGCGAGATGAGCGCGACGTCGAGCGGGCTGTCGTCACCGAGGTCGCCGCCACCGACGCGGGAGACGGTGATCAGCGGCCAGGTCGGCGAGTCCGGGACGGCGAAGAAGATGCGGCGACCGTTGAGGAGGTCGACGAGGGTCTGGTCGTCGCGCAGGTATTGACGGATCGCGCCCTCGACGTCGGGGAACGTCTCGCTCATCGGGCGGCGTCCAATGCGGGTCGAAGGTACGGTTGAGCGCGGGCCCGGCTGGTGCCGAACTCGACGTAGATGGCGTAGTCGACGTCGGTGCCGATGCGTGCCCGCAGGCCGCGATTGTCGATGCCGAGCTCGCGGGAGATCGAGGACCGGAGCCGTCCGGTGTCGACGGGCGCGCGCCGCTTCGCCGCCGTCTCGACACGGACCGCTCGGCGGGCCAGCTCCTTGCCGACCGGTCCATCCGGCGAGTCGAACAGTTCGGCGAGCGCTCGTTCGTCGAACACGATGTCAAGCACTGGCGCCTCCGGTCACGGCACGCAGGCCGGCGACCTGGTGGTCGAGGCCGAGACCTTGCCGGCGTCGCACCCACACGATGCGCCAGCGGTCACCACTCGTGTCGTCGACGACGAGGTCGAGGTGGGTGAGCAGCGGGGTGGGTGGTGCGTGCAGGACGGCGTCGACGACCTCTTTGTGGCCGGCCACGACACTGTCGTCACCGGACGGTGACGTGATCGTGCATGCCATGCCGGCGGCGATCACGGTCGGCGCCTGGTCGAACCAGTCGTCGTCGGGATCGCCGTCCTGGACGGCGGGACGCTCGACGGTGACGGTGGTCGTGGCCAGCGGCAGCATCAGACCCCTCGTCGGGCGAAGCGGCGGGTCGCGCGCGACCAGCGGATCGACATCTCGTCGACGCCACGCCCGGTCGAACCTTCGGGAAACGAGACGGAGATGTCGCCGACGCTGATCGACGTGACACCGTTCGGAATGCCGGCGAGCAGCGTGCCGGCGCGGATCAGGACGTAGGCCGCCCAGGCGAGGTCACGCTCGACCGTGGCCGGCAACCGGTTCGGCGCTGTCGGGTTCGCGGTGCGTTCGACGTACCCGCCGATATAGGTCACCGAGATCGATGTCGGCGAGTCGGTGGGCCAGTACGCAGAATCCCACGTCGACCCGCCCCGGAGGCCGTGCCCGTCGATTGTCCAGCCGTCGGCGGCCGTGATCGGTGTGGCGGTCGGCCACAGCCAGCCGGCACGGTCGTACCACAGCGTCTCGGTCCGCTCGACAGCCTCGAGGCCCCGGCCGAGATGGTTCTCGAGCAGATCGGTGGCGTCCTCGATGCGTGCCGACACGGTCGCTGCCGCGGTGGCGGTATCGCCGGTGATGGCGACGTATCGGGCGGTGGTGACGAGCGTCATCGGTCCTCGACGTTGCGTTGATGCGATTCGGTGGGCCGCTGCCGGTTGGCGCTACGTCGTCGCGCCCGGCGGGGGGTGGGGGGCGGAGGTTGTGGCACCTGGATCGCGAACGGGTAGTCGTCGTGCAGCGGGAGGTGGGCCCGCGACGGGTGGCAGTCCGTGCCACACACGTCGCAGACCCGCCTCCCCATCGACGTCAGCTGCCGATCGGGACGGTCGCCTTGACGAACAAGGCGGGCCGGTGGATCGCCAGGGCAACCCGTTCCTCGGCGAGGATCACCACCTGGTTCTTGATGAACAGGTCGTCGTGCTGGTCGGCGGTGCGGACCACGGTCTGCATCCGGTCGAACAGGGTTGCGCCGAGTCGCCACGCCCCGACGATCGCCGAACCGCCGGTCATCGCTCGGGTGCGAATCGCCGGCAACCCCCAGGTGACACCACCGAAGACGGCGGGCGCCGACCCGCTGCCCGAGTTGTCGAACTGGGTGGCGAACCGAGAGGTGATCGCCGTCCAGTAATCGAGCGGGTTGGTGGCGACCGCGTCGGCTTCGCCGTCGACGTTCTCGACCTTGCCGATCGCTCGGCCGATGATCGCCGGGTAGTCACCGGTCGGGGTGGTCTGGGTCTGGGTACCGGTGACGACGTTGATGCCTTCGAGGCGGGGGGCGGTGCCGGTGCCGTTGAGGATCTCGGCTTCCTCGCGAACAGCGACCATGTACCCGAGCCGGGTGTCGATGTACCCCTTGAGGGTGGGGGCATCCATCAGGATCTCGTCGGTGGCGACGAGCCAGCCGGCGATCTTGCGAACCGGTGCGTCGGCCTGCACGAAGTTCATGGTGACTTCGGGCTTGGCGGACGCTTCGGCGACGGCGGAGGCGCCGCCTTCGAGGCCGGATGCGTTCACCTCGCGGATGTACGGCACCGACGACAGACCGGTCTCCTGGACGGAGAGGACGTCGCGGAGCCACATCTTGCGCTGCTGGATGGCGCCGGGGTACAGCTGCGGGGTGCCGACGGGGCGGAACACGCCGCCGTCGCCGGACACCGACGACAGCAGGTTGCGGACCTCGACGTGCGGGAAGGCACCGCGCGTGCCACCGGTCGCCCACTCGGCATAGGCGGTGTCGGCGGTGACCTGTTCGCCTGCGGAGCGTCGCTCGCGGTCGAGGTCGGTGAACGCCGCGGACGGGCCGCGTGCTTCGCCACGGGTGCGCGCCTCGATTTCGGCGGCGTCGCGGGCGGACCGCTCGCCGGCGGCGAGAGCTCGCTCGATCGAGTCAAACGTGTGGATGAAATCGACCGCCGAGCGGAGGTCGGCGCGATGGTCGTCGGTGCCCTGCTCCTCGGCGGGCCGCGTCCGCAACTCCATGGCGTAGCGGGCGGCGGCAACGAGCTGGGTGCGGACCTCGGCGAGGTCGGCGTCAGGGGCAATGGTGGGGGCGAAAGGCATGGAACGACTCCTGTCGTGACGAAACGGTTGGGTTTCGCCGGCTCAGAGCGTTCGGCCAGGCCCGGCTGACACCAAGGTGCCGCGACGTGTTGACTAACGACGGTTGGGGCGCTTCCGGGCCCCTGCGGGGCGATGGTCGCGGCAGTAGGTGGCGGCCATCGCGGTCCCGCCGTGAAAGCCGTCGCTGATGCCGAGGGCATCGTCGTCGTCGAACCGGGCGGTGACCGTCCAGATGTTGCGAGGCTTCGCTCCGCACACCTCACAGAAGTCCCGACGCGGTCCCCGTTGGGCCCAGACCCGGAGGCGCACGACAGCGACCTGAACCCCAATCGTGGCGACGGCCGCAACCGCCATCCAGGCCGCCGCTGCGGTGGCGGCGTTCATCGGACCGCCAGGAACCGGAGGCCGGTCCGGGACTCGATGTCCTGGCCGATCGCCTCGAACGCTGCTTCGGTCGAGATGCCGCGCTCGCCGGCGATCCGTTCCAACGCATCGACCATCCACTGCAGTCCGGCCTGTCCGTTCCCGCCGAGCGGACGATGGTGGACGCCGTCGTCGACGAGCAGCTCGTGGAGCTCGTCCACCGAGTAGTACGTGACGTCCCGCTTGCGTCGCTCCGGCGGCGGCAACGGTTTGCTCACAGAGGTGCCTCAACCATGCCCGGGGCGTTCACCTGCCACCTCGAGGGGCGACCTTCGGTGTTCTGGCCATGGTGGTGCCAGATCCAGGTGATCTCCGGAGTGTGGACGATCTTCGCGCCGGCCTTGACGAGGCGACGCCAGAGGCGCCAATCCTCGAACGCTTCACCAGGACGTGCCCAGAATCCGCCGACTTCGACGAGCAGCGAGCGGCGCACGAGGTTGGTGATCGGGATGTAGTTGCGTGCCTGGCCGGCGTTGTTCGGGTCGAAGTCGTCGGCGTCGATGGTGGCCGGGTCGCCACCGAACAGTGGCACCGGATCGAACGGGATCCCTTGTGCGCCGAGGAAGTCCCCGAGCGGCTCGCCCCATGGCCCGATGATCGTGTGCCACGGGTACACCATGTCGGCACCGGTCTCGTCAGCGACCTGGACGAGGTGTTCGAGGTGGTGGGGCAGGAGCTCGTCGTCGTCATCGAGGAACGCGACCCATTCGCTGTCGTACGCGCGCCACGCCCGGTTGCGGGTAGCGGGGGCGCCCTCGCCGCGATCGTCGACAGCGACCGAGATGTGATCCGGCAGCAGCGTCTGCGCCATGACGGAAGCGATGGCTCGCTTGAGGTAGTTCTCTCGCGGGGGGATCGACGGGATGGCGACGGTGATCGAGTTGGTCATGGTGCTCCTCGCAACGCGGAGCGGACGACGTCTTCGAGCCTCCAGCGCGGAGTGTGCAGCTCGTGCTGTTCGGCGACGTGAGCGACCCGGTACTGCACCCCAACCGGCTTGTCACGCAGGTGTTGGATCGGTCGGACGGTGCCCGCCTCCCGCATGCACATGTCGGCGAGCTCGTTGAACGAAGTGCCGCCCCCGGTACCGATGTTCACCGGGTCGAGGTAGCGGCCATCGATGGCCGCCATGACAGTGTCGACGATGTCGTCGATGTGGACGAAGTCCCGGACCTGGGTGCCATCGCCCCACACCTCGAACGTCGGTGAACCGTCGCGCGCTCGGGCGAGGAACGTGGGGAACGGGTAGTCGGTCGCCTGGTCGGTGCCGTACCCGGAGAACGGGCGGAAGACGTGGGTGTGGATTCCAGCTGCGTTGGCTTCAGCGGCGAGGCGTTCGCCAGTGAGCTTCACCCATCCGTAGGTTTGATCGGGGAGTTCGGGGGCCTGAAGGTCGATGTGCCCCTCGCGCAGCGGCATCGGTGGGTCGCCGTCCTGGAGCGAGACCGGATACGCGGCGGAGGAGGAGAAGTAGACGATGCGGTGCGGTCGGGTGCGCTCAGCCCATCGAAACATCAAGGCGTCGAGAGAAAGGTCCTCGGCGGCGAGGGTGAGGGGTCGACCATCGATCATGGTGCGGCCACCGACGACGGCTGCGCAGTGGACGACGAGGTCGTAGCGTTCGTCGTCGTGCAGGAAGTACTCACGAACGTCGTGGCCGTCGACGAGGTCACAGCCGATGACGCAATACCCGCGTCGAGAGAGTTCGGCGGCGAGGTGCCGACCGACGAATCCGCGGTAGCCGGTCACCAGGGCGGTTCTGGTCATGTCGCGCCCCTGGTGGCAGCAATCACCGTGGCGAACCCTGCCCGCTCCTGGCGCACCACCGTCCACCCGGCGCACTCGAACAGGGAGCGATAGCCGTCGTCGTCCCATGCCCACAGGTGGAACTCGTAGTGATGCTGAGCGCTCTCGTTCCACGGTGACGAGGCCACGATCCCCTGTACGCCCGACTGGGCGTACAGGTCGACAAGGAACCGGTGCGGGTTGACGAGGTGCTCGAGCGTTTCGGTAGCGATGACCACCGCCCGTTGCGTGCCGGGTTCGAGGAACTGGTCGTGGGCGGCGAGGGCGACGGCGTCGACGAGCTCCACCGCGACGCCACGTCGGGCAGCGGCGGTGACATTGGCGGGGCAGAGGTCGTATCCGTGGCGGATGACGTGGCCGGGGGGGGCGAGGGG